CCCTGTACCAGCGCATCGCCCAGATGACGCAGATCGGTGACGTGGACGATGCCCGCCGCTACTGCAAGCTGCACTTCGGCGTACAGATCCTGGTGAACGAGGACGACGATTTCCGCAACGGCTGGTACCGGACCATGCGTCACCTGACCTACGCGGAGAAGCTGGACCTGATGGGAAGTTGCCCACTGTTCGGGCCGGATGGATTCCCGGTTACCCGGTTGTTCAGTCGCGCCCAAGGCATAGCCTACACGGATCGCATCGTGGCCGATTTCAAAGCGCGCGGCGTGGTGTTCACAGATCTGCTGGGCGAGGTGGCGGCATGAGCGATGGGCTTGGAATTACCACTCAGACCACTGTGTTCCTCTCGGCAGAGAAGGTTGTGAAGGAAATGGATGCTGAGGATATCGGCTCATTCTGTTCAGCAGTCGCTGAGCGACTCGACAGCGACTTCGCAGATCGTGCTGGGGCAGCGAGCAGCTTCGCTGATGGCTTGAGTGAAAAGGGTTGTCGTTTTCTCGCCGAGATAGTGACCAGCTTCTTCCAGCGCCAAAAGCGGGAGGATCGCTGATGCTCGCCACCACGCAGCCGCGCCCAAAGAAGTGCAAGAACCCAGCATGCGGTATCAGCTTCCCGCCGCAGCGTCTCGGTCAGAAGGTATGCAGCCCCAAGTGCGGGTTGGCCATCAAGGACGTGAACCAGGAGAAGGCGCACAAGTCGCTGGCCCAGATCGAACGCCGCGAGATCAAGGTCCGCAAGGAGAAGCTGAAGAGTAGGGCGGATCACCTCAAAGACACGCAGATCGCCTTTAACGCCTGGGTTCGCGCGCGGGATGCTGAGTTGCCGTGCATCAGCTGCGGTCGGCATCACCAGGGCAAGTACGACGCAGGCCATTACAGGACGGTGGGGAGCAACCCAGCATTGCGTTTCGAACCACTCAACTGCCACCGCCAATGCTCGCCATGCAACACCCAGCTTTCCGGGAACATCGTGAACTACCGCATTGAGCTGGTGAAGCGAATCGGGGCTGAGGCGGTCGATTGGTTGGAAGGTCCCCATGAACCGAAGAAGTACACCGTCGAAGAATTGAAGGCGATGACCGCCGAATACCGGGCAAAGACCAGAGAGCTGAAGGGGAGAGCAGCATGAAGATCAATTCCGCACGCCAGGCTTGGCATGACTGCAATTACAACCCGGCCCCGGGCCAGACCTCTGATGTCGCCGTGCTTGGGGTGGTGGTGCAGAGCACAGAGCGCGGGCCATCGGCGAATCACGCAATGCACAGCGCGTTGGCCGGCCAGATTCAGTCAGCCATCGCACGCCTGCACCACCAGCTGCGTGCGTTCGGCAATGCCATGTACGCAGCCGAGCCGAGCGATGATGATCGTGAAGAGGCTGAGGCGGCAGTGTTCAACCTGGCCTGCTCCCGCGCGCCGCGCATGACCGCCGACAAGCGAGAGCGGGCCGAGTACGTGGCCAAGGGTGTGTTCCGTCGCTATCGCTACATGCACCAGGGCGGCCAGTCGGCCAATGATGATCCGCTGATCAAGCCCGAAGTGTTCAGGTCGTGGATGAATGCGGAGTACGGGATCAAGCTTCCATCGGTTGCTTGGGGGCGGGATTGGGAGCCTTTCGTGCAGCTCTGTTTCGACGCCTGCTACGACATCGACGCCAAGGCACTGAGTCCGATCGGTGGAGTGATTTACAAAATGAAAGAGGCCGCTTGACTTCCCGCACGGCTGGCGGCATCATTTTGCCATATTGAGTATTTTGCCTACGGCAACTTGCTCCGCTAACCCCGCCATCGAGCGGGGTTTTTTGTGTCGAGAGAAATCCCAAGCTGAGCGCATCCAGCAATCACTTCGTGATGACCATGGGCAAGCCTGACCCTGAAGGTGTAGGCCTGACGACCTGCTGAATACTCCTAGTGCTAAATGAAAAAGCCCGTACATGCTGCGGGCTTTTGGTTATAGGCCGCTCAGACGAGCCAGCACATGGTCAACCCTGGTGATGATTTCTAGACGCTCTGGATGTTTGGCTTTCAGGCCGAGGCGGTTATCCAGCCACGCATTCAATTCATAAAGTGCCACGCGCGCAACGCGAGGGTAATCCTCTAGAGCAGCAAGCAAGCGCTGCCGAGCGTCTTCAGTGGGTTCAAGAGCTCTAGTTTGAATGTACTGCGTAATGAAGTGCTCAACACTGCAGCGCTCGAATGATGACAGATGGACTTGGTCTAGATTCGTCGAGCGGCTTGTATCGGAAAGGGACATCCTTGATTCCTTGCTTGTGCGTGTTGAGACTTAAAGCTCGTTATTCGGGTTGTAGTTGAGTGGTAGAAAATGCGGGGGCGCATAGTACTTATATCCATGCAACGTGTGCGTATATTCGGGCGCCATCATCGACGAATAGTGTACGACGTTCATCTAATTGCTTAAGGCGACATTCCGCAGTAAGCGAGTTTCGGGGCTGGCCGCTCACCCATTCAGAGCCTTTTGCTAACCAGGTTTTTCTTTTTCGGATCGACACCCATTGCCCGCTCGTAACGGGCATTTTTTGTTTCCCTTGGCTGCCACCTGTCAGCCTTTTTTATTCTCGCTCCCCGCAAGGGAGGACATCGGATGAAGCTCATGCCCGAAAAGAACCCGGACACGTGGGCCGCCATCTGGGTGGCCCTGAGCAATCCACTCTGGCAGGGCGCAATCATGGCGATCCTCATCTCCTTTCTGCGTGTCCTGTATGACGCTAAAGAGACCAGCAAGCGCCGGATCTTCTTCGAAGCGCTGATCTGCGGTGGATTGAGCCTGTCTGCCAGCGGTGTCATTGAGTGGATGGCCTGGCCTTCGAATCTATCCGTAGCTGCCGGGGGCGCCATTGGCTTCCTTGGGGTTACCGCGATTCGGGAAATGGTTACTCGGTTCCTGGGTCGGAAAGTCGACTCGCTATAGCTCGCGACACGTTTCGCGAATCAGCAAATTGTGTCGCGACATTGGAGAAGGGCATGAATCAGAAATATATCGGCACCAAGATCATTCTGGCTTTGGCAATGAGTCGCCTGGCGTACAACGAATACCGTGGCTGGGATCTTCCAGCGGACGAAAACGGCGCAGACGAAGGCTATCTGGTCGAGTACACCGATGGCGGCGCGCCCAACCATCCAGCCCATGCCGGTTACATCAGCTGGTCGCCGAAGGAGCAGTTCGACAATGCCTACCGCGCCACTGAGGGGATGACCTTCGGCCTGGCCATTGAGGCACTGAAGCTGGGTAAGCGAGTTGCGCGGGCGGGTTGGAATGGCAAGGGCATGTGGCTCGTCCTTGATCCCGGATCTGTCGTCAGCGAAGTGAGAGAGGGCAGCGCGTACCACAAGGCCGGCGTAACTGGCTCGTTCACGATCAATCCTCACATCGACATGAAGACAGCGACCGGCGAGATGCAACCGGGCTGGCTCGCCTCTCAGACCGACATGCTGGCCGATGACTGGGTGCTTCTGCCTGAGTGAATCAGCCATGACCAAGAAGAACTGGTCAATCTCAACCCCAGGCTACAAACCATTCCCGATGATCCTGCTCGAAGAGGCGCTCGATCATGCTGGGGCGCTGGCTTGGGCCAGGTCGATCTGGCCGCTTTGTACTGTCGAATAACTGAGAGCTCATATGACAACCATTGCCTACAAAGACGGCGTGATCGCCTATGACTCTCGTATCACTCGCGACACCGAAATTCTGTACGACGACTTTCAGAAGTGCCGAGAAGAGAAGGGTGTCAAGTTCATCCTTGCAGGGAAGACCAGTCATTACGCCAGATTGGTCGCTGCCTACTTTGGTGCCGCTGAATCGCGCGACCTGCACTGCTCAGCCATCATCATTGACGCCGACGGGTTGTGGTACGCAGGGAATGATGGGGAGGACGGATTCTGGAAAAGCCCACTAATCAGCGAAAAGCCCTATGCAATCGGCAGTGGAGGTCTTCACGCGCTCACTGCGATGGACATGGGGGCGACTGCTGCTGAAGCCGTAGAGATGGCAAAGAAGCGGGATACGTGTACCGGCGGGCTGGTTCGGACAATCAATCTCAATGGAGCGGCTGGCAATGGATCGTCCGCAACCTCCAGCGTCACTGCTGGAACTGTCTGAGCTATCCGACTTCGGTATTCGCTTGGCTCCTGCGCCTGAAGTGTGGGAATGGCTCCAAGCCGAGATCCTTGCCGACACTGGAAGCATTCACAACGAAGACCATGCCCATCTGCTGGATGCCGATATCCGGGTCATGTGGGCATCCGCTGCATTCGCCAAGAAGGGTCGCACGGTAGTGGGTCAAGCCGAGCAGGTGGCGTTCCGTGCCGGCGGTTGGCAGAAGGCCCGGATGGAACAGCAGATGTTCGATTGGTTCGGCAGCGTGCCGGCCTACATCATCACCCTGGCTGCCGATTACTGCGCCCAGTGCAGCGACGCTGACTTCTGCGCCCTGGTTGAGCACGAGCTCTATCACATCGCCCAGGCTAAGGATCAGTACGGCGCCCCCAAGTTCACTCAGGAAGGTTTGCCCAAGCTTGAGATGCGCGGACACGACGTTGAAGAGTTCGTCGGAGTGGTTCGCCGCTACGGTGCAAGCCCTGACGTTCAAGCGTTGGTGGATGCTGCAAACAGTCCTGCTGAGGTGGGGAAATTGAACATATCGAGGGCCTGCGGAACCTGTCTGCTCAAGTCGGCCTGAACTTCTG